GTTAGCAAACAACAAATTCTAAATGACATTTTAACTTTACCAGAACACATGCAACGTGCCATAAACAAATCAATACAAAAACAGCCAACAGAATTGGAACGACTCAATCTTCGAGAATTTCTAATAGAATTTGTGCGTAGGCGTCCGGGGATCGACTTAACTATTTTTCCAGAAAGTTTTTTAAAATGGATGGAGCTAGAACATGTGGTATAGTCGAGTAGTTGCTAGTCTTGGTGCTATTCCAGACTTCATTGCACACTACGAGCGTGAGCTTGATGATGCCAAAAAAGACTGTCGCATTGGCGGCCTGGTAGAAAAAAACATCACAGCACTTCCGGGCATTACCGAGTTTAGATACAACCAGCTGCAAGAAATTGAAGCTGTGTTGAACTATCTTAACATCCAACTGCGCAAGATACGTAGAAAGCATTTCCAAAAGTATCTGGAAGGTTATGCTCGTGCGCTTACCAGTCGCGATGCTGAAAAGTATGTGGATGGTGAAGACGAAGTGATTGATTACGAAACCATAATTAACGAAGTAGCATACCTGCGCAATCGCTGGTTGGGCATTCTTAAGGGAATAGATTCTAAGCAATGGCAAATGGGGCATATTGTACGCCTAAGAACTGCTGGCATGGAAGACATCCAGGTGTAAGTTACTGGTGGTTTTGAGCCTAAGTTGCATAAATAAACATACAGGAGAAAGTATGTTTATAGATAACAAATACTCAAAGTGTTACTACAGTATCATCGAGTGTAGGAAAAAAAATTCAGTAACTGGATATGTTGAACGGCATCATATTGTGCCAAAAAGCCTTGGTGGTAGCAATAAGAAAGAAAACATTGTTGCCCTGACTGCCAGGGAACACTTTATCTGTCACCGCCTCTTGGTTAAAATGACATCTGGAAAAGATAAAATGAAGATGTCCTTTGCTTTAAGAAACATTATTCACAGAGAAAACAGATATCAACAACGTTACAAAATTAGTTCTAGAACTTATGCTGCTATAATCTCAACTACAAAAGCTAATATCTCCAAATATCAGTCTGATAAAAATAATCCGTATTACGGAAAAAAACACTCTGATGAGGTTAGAGAAAAGATGAGAGCCAAAAGGGCGCTTCAAGATCCTCCATTACTAGGCAAGAGTCACTCTGTTGAGACTAAAGAAAAACTTCGCCAAGCAAATAAAAAACAATTTGAAGATCTAGCTCAAATTGAGATGCGTAAAACAAGCACACTAGAGCAAATGAAAGACCCGGTCCGCCGCTATGCAGCTGGCAATGGTAAACGCGGAAAAAAGTGGTACCATTGCCCTGTAACAAAAAAATGCTCTACATTTTTTCCTGACCACGTTCCTCTAGGATACATAGAAGGAAGGATTATTAAAAAATGAAAATTGTACTTTGCACTGGGGGATACGATCCTGTTCATAGTGGGCATATTGCCTATTTCAAAGCAGCCCGCACTCTGGGCGATATGCTGATTGTGGGACTCAATTCAGATGAATGGCTCACACGTAAAAAAGGTCGGCCATTCATGCCCTGGACGGAAAGATTGTGCGTTATAAACAATCTTGCCATGATCAACGAAGTTTACACATTTGACGATGCAGATGGTTCAGCTAAAGAATTTATTAGACAGGTTCGAGCACACTACCCTGACGCAACGTTAGTGTTTGCAAATGGTGGTGATCGTACTGACAAAAACATTCCTGAGATGGATGTGGTAGATAGCAATTTAGAATTTGTGTTTGGTGTAGGTGGCGAAGACAAAAAGAATTCCAGTTCATGGATTCTTGAAGATTGGAAAAAGCCCAAGACACATCGCGCCTGGGGATACTATCGTGTATTACACGAAGTTGGTGCCAACACCAAACTCAAAGAACTCACAGTCATGCCTAAAACTTGTTTGAGCATGCAACGACATGACAAGCGAGCAGAGTTTTGGTTTGTGGCCGAGGGCGAAGCTAAAGTATACACACTGGATTCCAGTACAGATCGAGACGAGAAGGACCACATGACCATACATGAGTCATGTTGGATCAATCGCAACGAGTGGCATCAACTGTGCAACGAAACAGATCAACCACTTAAACTTATTGAAATACAGTTTGGGGAAAATTGTATAGAAGAAGATATCGAGCGCAAATGAAGCCAATTCCTATTTTTGTAGGATATGATCCACGTGAAGCCATTGCATATCATACCTGTGTAAATTCAATCATCCGCAACAGCAGTCAGCCTGTGGCCATTGTGCCTGTGGCACTTAACTTGTTTCGAGAATATAGTGAAACACACACTGACGGCAGCAATCACTTTATCTACACACGGTTCCTTGTGCCATATCTCATGCAATACGAAGGATGGGCTGTCTTCATCGACGGTGACATGATTGTGCGCGGAGACATTGCAGAACTTTGGGACCTGCGACAACTTGATAAAGATGTCATGGTAGTCAAGCACGATTACAAAACACGCCGTACTGAAAAGTACCTTGGCTCTAAAAATGAAGACTATCCGCGCAAGAATTGGTCAAGTGTGATACTGTGGAATTGCAACAGCCACCCCAATAGACGTCTCACACCTGACTTTGTGCAAAAAGCCACTGGTGCTGAATTGCACCGTTTCACATGGCTAAATGACGAACGCATAGGCAAACTGCCACCAGAATGGAATTGGTTGCCCGATGAATACGGGCCAAACCCCGACGCCAAGCTCTTGCACTATACCTTGGGCACTCCATGCTTTCACGAGTTCGCCGACACACCACAAGGCAATGAATGGCATCGGGAACGCATGCTGACAGAGTATTGCCAACAACGAGTATGACCTCACTTGACAATCATAACAAATGGTTAAATGGCTGGTTGTTACCCAATTATCTTGATGAAAAAACAAAGTCATTTAATGCAGTACTAAACTGGTTGGAAACAGCACCTAAATCTATACTTGATATAGGGTGCGGATTTGCATTTGAATCCAGACAATTTCATCAGTTATACAATTCAGAAATATGGTTGTTAGATGGAGATTACAATGACAGTCCACTCGATAGTAATAGATTAGTTAGGTATGGGCCAGCAGACACTATAAAATTTTACAATCCAATTGAAAAGTTAAAAGAATACTTTGATCAGCAAACTGGATTGGAATATCAATTTGTTGATGCTAACAAGATAGATATTCCCAAAGACAAAAAATTTGATTTAATTTGTAGTTACCTATCTTGTGGGTATCACTATCCAGTTGATACTTACAAAGAGTTGATATTAACTCACAGCCATGCTGATACCAAAGTCATCATGGATATTAGACCTCGCACTGCTGATGAACAGTCTTTTGATATAAAACAAATAATAGACAAACAGCCAAAGTACATCAAGGCAGAAATACAATTAAAATGATTTTTCTAAGCAAAAACGGTGCTGATGAATACATTAACCTGCTTGCTCAAGGTCTTGGGCAAACACCTGTGAGCGAGTTTGAGTATGAAGACACTCAAGAGCCTATAGTACTTAGAGGCATACTCAAGCACAAATTAATGAAACGCTGTTGGCAAGATGGCCGTGACTTTTACTACGTTGACACTGGATATTTTGGTAATGGTCGTTGGAAGCAATGGCACCGCATTGTTAAAAACAATCTTCAACTGACTGAAATACAAACTCGACCAGGCGACAGATGGGAGCGGCACAAGATTAAATTTAGTTCCTGGAGCAAAGGTAGTAAAATTATTGTTGCTGCTCCAGATGAAAAACCTTGCAAGTTCTACAACATAAATTTAGATGAATGGATAGCGCAAACTGTTGCTACACTTCAGCAACACACTGACAGGCCTATTGTTGTTAGACAACGTGCTCCAAAGCGCACAGACAGAATATCCACAAATACTTTAGCACATGCCTTGACTGATGCACACGCTCTAGTAACATTCAATTCTAATGCTGCAACTGAGAGCATATTGTTAGGCGTTCCAGTTTTTACTCTAGCTCCTAGTGCTGCTGGACCAGTTGGGTTACAAGATTTGACACAAATAGAAACACCGTAC